ATCAGGTGGAGGCGGACCGGTAACGAAGGGAACAATTCAGTTTAACAGAATGCAGACTTTTGTTGAGGGTGCTGACCTTATTTGGATGGGGCATGTACACGAAGATCATGAATTAACGTACACAGTGGAAAGGCTAACTCACAACAACAAAGTAAGACTTAGAGATATTTTGATGGTTCGTACTGCAACTTATAAAGAGGAATATAATGAAGGCAAGGGAGGTTGGCATGTAGAGAGAGGGGCAAGTCCAAAGCCTTTAGGTGGTAGATGGTTAGAAATGCACCCACAGAGAGTAATCAAAGACGGCAAAGAAGAAGTAAAAGTCAACGCATTTACATACAAGATAAGATGAAGATAGAAGTGAACTACATATTCCGTGAAAACATGATTGATCCTATTTACGAACAGATAGGATTAGAAACAGAAGCACACGAAGTGGAAATAGTTGAACAGGGCGTTTTAGACTTGACAAAAGTGGTAGGAGCTTCACAATTTTACGAGATGACTCAAGTGTTTTGTGAGGGTTCTCATTCTTTTTATATAGATTTGCCTTACGAAGAGTTTAGATATATATGGCTGACAACGTGAACAATCCTACCCACTATGCAGGGGAGATTGAATGTATAGAATGTATTAAAGCACAAATGAGTTATGAAGAATTTAAAGGTTATTTACGGGGTAATTCTCTTAAGTATATGTGGCGTTATAATCGTAAAAACGGAATGGAAGACCTGCAAAAAGCAGAGTGGTATCTCAAAAGATTACAAAAAGAAATACAAGACCATGGGTAATATAAACAACGCAAACATCGACTACATCCTCAAGTGGGAGGGTGGACTTAGTAAACATTCAAAAGATTCAGCATCGTCAGACTGTGTGCCTGATGGCTCTGGCGTACATACGAACCGAGGAATCACTTGGAAATCTTGGAAGGCTCAGTTTTCAGATTCTCCTGAATCAATAAAGAGATTCTATGAGATGAATCACGATGATTGGAAAAAAATCTACAAACTATACTGGGATGGCATCAAGGCAGATGATATTGAATCCGATTTAATCGCTGAGTTTTGGGCTGATTTTGCTTGGGGTTCTGGTGTTTACGGAGCAGCCAAGCAGTTGCAGAAATTCATCGTATCAGAGGGTTTTAACATTGCAGTGGATGGGAAGGTAGGGAAGAACACTTTGAGTGCCTTAAATCGCCTTATAATCATGAAAGGAGAGGACTATATCTACTTAAAGAGTTACGACCATAGAGTTGACTTCTTGAGAGGGCTTGATTCATTCAAGCATTTTGGTCGTGGATGGATCAGCAGATTAAAGGACTTTCACAACTACGCACTAAGTAAATTGAATGGCTGATTCTCTTGAAAGCATAGGAAAAGAGTATTCAGATTTTAACCCGTCAGCAGATGATGGGATTTTGCGTATAGTCCAGAATTGGGGCAACGAGCTTATTGCTCAGATGCAGAACCGGTTGAGGATTAACAACACTAACGCCTCAAGTTCATTATCTCAGTCTATTGAGCCACAAATCAAAGGAACACAAAAAGGATATCGTTTGACTGTCCTAATGCAAGAGTATTGGTTTTATGTTGAGAACGGTAGAAAACCAACTAAAGCCGGTGGCAATGGTGAATTGTATCGTAACATTTATGAGTGGGTACAAAACAAAAGAGAAATGCAGATGAAGATTTCTCAGTCACCTGATAGAATTGCAGCCACTAAATCACTTGCTCACGCTATTACCAACAAGATACACAAAGAGGGAACACAATCGCAACCATTCGTGACACCATCTTTAAAACAAGTCACAACTCAAACCCTCGCTCAGAGAATTGGGAGGTACATTGCCGACACTTTAGGCAGCCCATAAAGAAAAAAGTTTTTTCATTCTGCAAATTATTTTTATATTTGTGGCATGGAAATACAAGAAATTGTAAAGCTAATCAAGCTTAAGAAACGTCACGGCATCATCAAGCGTGTCAGTGAACAAACGGGCGTATCTATGCCCAGCGTCAAGAAGTACATTGAAGGCAACGTTATTTCAGACAAAGCCCTTTTAGTTTTAAAGGCTGCCCTTGAGGACATTGAAAATGAGGAGGTGCAGCAATGATTACTATTTTAGTTGAGGACAAAGATGTTGTTGTTGAGCAGTGTTTTGTCACGTTAATCTTTGATCGTGAGGAAATCGAGTCAATGATTATGGAGCATTACCGGGATGAGTATTCTGACCATGTGTACAGAACAGTTGACGAAGAAGGTGCATCATTCACCACTGACTTTCTTTTGTACAATGACATTGAACGCCACGATGTTATCAATGACTTGATGTACTATCACGACCTAAAACCAACCAAAATCAAATTAGTAGAAAATGAAAACAAGTAATGAAACAAGCAACCTTGTAAAAGCTCTGTTTGAGTTCCAAGGCAAAGTCAACGCTGTTAAGAAGACAGCCAAGAATGACCATTTCCACTCTTCGTATGCGGATTTGTCCAGTATTCTGACAACCATCAACCCGGTGTGTCAAGAGTTAGGGCTTCTAATTACTCAGCACCCACACGATGACGTATTGGTCACCAAGATTTATCACGTTGAATCAGGCGAATGGATGCAATCTGAACAGCTCTTAAGAATGCGTGATGCTAACAATCCACAGCAGTATGGTTCTGCTTTGACCTATGCTCGTCGTTATGCCCTTGCATCTATCTTTAATTTAAACCAGGCAGACGATGACGGAAATTCTGCAAGTGGGCATCAAGTTAAAACAGTCAAGGAAACCATAACACCACAACATCCAATGTGGCAGAAAGCATTAAAACACATTCAGAACGGTGGCAACATCCAAGACATTAAAGACAAGTTTGTTCTATCTAAAAAGCATGAGGAGGTATTGACAGCAACCAAATGACTAATGACTAAAGGATTTAAACTATTATGAAAACAAGTAAAGAAACACAACTAAAACGCTATGGAAGTTTTTTACACGATGTGTATGAAACCAAAATAGCAACAATCGAAATGTGCAAAAAGCACAAGATTAATGTCAACACTTTGACTTCGATGAGAAGAATGTGCTTGATTGACAGAAAAGGCAACAGCAAGATGCAACACAAGCCAAACATCAGAACTGTGCAATCTGTTATTTCAAACAATAAGGAATATCAGAAAAAATACCATCAAGCAAAAAGAGTTGAATCAAAACCAAGAAAGCCCATTGTAAAGACCCATACAAAAGAAATCAATCTATTTTGGGGTATGATAAAAATAATCAGATGATGGAAGTTACAATGACTCAAAGCCAAGAGGAATGGCAGAAAGCAAGAGCCAACAGATTCACAGCCTCTGTGGTTCACAAGTTAATGGGGAGCAGCCGATCAGGTTCTCCCCTTTCAAAGACGGCAGAAACATTTGTCTATGAACGAGCTGCTGAGATACTGACCGGCAATTCTAAGCCAATTTACGGAGATGCTCTTGATTGGGGTATAGCACATGAGCAATATGCATTTTTTAATTTCAATCAGCAGAACTTTCAGGAGTGGACATACTACGGAGGAGAAACCTACGTCTTTATTCCCTATGGGGAGTACAGCGGATATTCCCCAGACGGCTTGAGTTCGGATGCTATACTTGAAATAAAATGCCCTTACAATAGTGGCATCCATTTAAAGAACTTCAATATCTATGATGCAGATAGCCTTAAGCAAATACATCCTGAGTATTATTGGCAGATGCAACTCGGAATGTTAGCCACTGACCTTGACTATGGTTATTTTGTTTCGTATGATCCACGAATGCCAGAAGAAAAACAGATGCACATAGGAGAGATTGAGAGGCATGAAGTCGAGTTTGAACTAAATGAGAAATTGACAAATGCTTGGGAATTATTGCAAGAAATTTTGTCAAATTAAAAAGAAAGTTTATATTTGAAGTATGGAAGTACCAGTAATTTTAGTTTTACCAATCGCATTGATCATGGCTATTTGCTATTTAGCTTATGCTAAAATCTGCGATGACATTAGAGAATTTAAGAAGCTTGAGGATGAGCTTGAGCGTCAAGCCAATGAATCTGAAAAGCCTTATGTTGAACCACTTTACAGAAGGAGATTCAAGAAATGAACAACATGATTCAGCAAAGGGTTGCTGCCGTTCTACTAAAGCATCCTGAAACCAAAGATGATGACCGAATGCTTACTGCTTATTATTGGACAATGCAGATGGCAGACGAAGGAATCAGATTAGAAACCTTTGATGACTTTAAACGTGAGTACACATTTGGCAAGTTGACCGATGCCCAGACGATCACGAGAATCAGAAGAAAGCTTCAGATGGAACGCCCACAATTTAGAGGCAAGAAGTATTTGGAGAAGATGGCAAAGCAACAAAAAGTCAAAAGTGATTTGGGTTATACTGATAATTCATTATATTCGTAGAGCAAACAACAGGGTAGGAGCTGTTATGTTAAAAGATTTTTGCCTCGGCTGGTTAGATGGACTCCTACACATCTAATCGGTACGGGGCTTTTTTTATGGCACAAAATAAGAAATCATTCATATTGTACACCGACCTAATTCATACGGTGCAGCAATTAAACGAAGAACAAGCCGGTAGATTGTTTAAGCATATTCTCGCTTATGTTAATGACCTTGATCCTGAAACAGACGATGTTATAACCAAGATTGCATTTGAACCTATTAGACAACAATTAAAGCGTGACCTTCAGAAATGGGATAGCTACATTGAAAAGCAAAGCCTTAATGGGAAAAAGGGTGGCAGACCAAAGAAACCCAAAGAAAGCGAAAAAACCCAAGCCTTTTCTGAAAAACCCAAAAAAGCTGATAGTGTTAATGTAAGTGTAAGTGATAGTGTAAATGTTAATGTAATAAATAAGAGAGATAAATCTCTCTTGGTGGAAAGGGATGAAATTTTTGATCAAGTTTGGAAGGCTTACAGCCAAGTTTCAACAAGACAACCTGGAAGTAAGAAGGATGCAGCATCAAAGTTTAAAAAACTAAAACAGACAGATCTTGAAAAGATCAGGCAGCATTTACCAAAATATCTCAAGAATCACATCGCAGCACAAAAGACAGATTATCTTCCTAACTTTACAACGTATTTAAATCAAAGAAGATACGAGGATGAAAAGCTGCCGTATGCGGATAGTCAGAACGAATTAGACAACTGGACATTATGAAACACGGATCTTTATTTAGTGGATTAGGTGGCTTTGATTTAGCGGCTGAGTGGATGGGATGGGAGAACATCTTTCACTGCGAGTGGATGGAATTTCCTCGTAAAGTTTTAGACTACCACTTTCCAAATGCTGATTCACACATTGATATATGTAAAACTGATTTTAAAAAATATGCAAACAAAATTGACATTCTCACAGGAGGATTCCCATGCCAACCATTCTCAATGGCAGGGAAAAGAAAAGGCACAGATGATGAACGCTATCTTTGGGGCGAAATGCTTCGAGCAATACAAGAAATTAAACCGGCATTCGTCATCGCTGAAAACGTCTTTGGTATCACTAATATTGATGACGGATTGGTTTTCGAGCAGGTGTGCCTTGACTTGGAAGGTGAAGGGTACGAAGTACAGCCGTTTGTTATTCCAGCTGCAGCCAAAAACGCTCCGCACAGAAGGGATAGAGTCTGGTTTGTTGCTCAAAACACCATGCTCAGCAGATGCGTACACGGAGAATTTGAGCAAGAAAGAGCAGAAGTTCGGGAATTCGGGAACACTCGCTCAAGAGGTTCAGAGCGGTTTTATTTACAAAAGGGGAATGCTGCTGACTCCAAGTGCATCAGACGGACTGAGATCAGGGATGACAATGGAGAGTTTGAAAAAACACAACAAGATAAATGCCGAAAAAAGCAATTTAGCAGAACAGATAGCACACAAAGTGAATGGAGGCAGTTCCCATCTCAACCCGCGATTTGTGGCGGAGATGATGGGCTTCCCACCGAACTGGACGGAATTACCTTTTCAAAGTGGAGAGCAGAAAGTATCAAAGGATACGGAAACGCCATAGTGCCACAGATAGCACTTGAGATATTTAAGCAATTAGAAAAAATATACTTAGAATTGTAATCATGTTTATTCAGGATGTTAATCAGGAGATGATATTGGAGCGATTAAAAAAGCTCTGTTCATTAGGTGGCATTAAGCCACCACAACAAGGAAAAGAGTTCATCGAGTTTATTCAAGACGGATTTGCAAGATGCGAAATCGAAACGATGGACAAAGCCTTCAGAGAGTATTTGCTTGGCAAGTACACGATAAGACAACCACTACAGTTAAACGTCAAATTTGTAAGCGACATCATGAACGCTTACATCAAAGACAACAGTCACACTTTAAAACTAAAGCCAAGAGAGTATTTGGCAATAGAAGCACCGGTTGATAATAGCCCGAAGATGTCAGCCTTTGATATAGCCAAAAGCAATTGGGAGAATGTCAGAACAAAAAGGGCGGTAGTGTTTCCATCTTTTCTATGCAAGGCATGGGAGGAATTAGAAGACAAGCCAAAGATTGATGAAAAGCGAGTGGCTGAGTTAGTGGAGATGATTAATGACAATCAAAATATATGGTTTTACAAACTCAAAAGAGAGAGAGGTCATAAACAGAAACGCTCACAATTAGACGAGGAAATTATTTACAAGGCAGCCTGTATGGCGTATTATTTAGAACTATGAAAGATTTTTACCCAGAATACATTGCAGCAAAGCAAAAGCTTACACGATTAGAAAAGCAACATGACAACTACCAAAGAAAGGTCAGAAACCAAATGAGA